TAATTTAACACCGTCTTTTTCAGTTGCACTTACATTACGTAAATCATAAAGTTTCTTTTTAACATCTTCATTTAAATAATCTAATTCAATACCGACTACTTTAACAGGTGTTGCAAAATTTGATGCTATCAAGTCTGCAGATTTAACAACATAAACACATGGGCCTAAATACGATTGAACAGTAAAGGAATCAAGAGAACCTTCAGGGGGAAGCGTTCCTGTCATTCCTACATTATATTTCGAGTTATAAGATTTAACAATAACATTTTTAATGGAGCTGCATCTTGCATGATGCGTTTCATCTATAAATACTGCATCAAATTTTGCAAAATAATCAATATCTTTTTTAGATAAAGACTGAAATGTACCAAAGACTATATTAGCTTCTAAATCTTCATTTTTCCCTTTTCCGCCAAATACACATTGTGATTTCCAAATTGGTTTTTTGCCACAATCTTCCTCATATTCATAAAACTCTTCTTCTGTTTGAGTTACAAGAGAAATATTAGGGACAACATAAAGCATTCTTTTTATTAATCCCTTGTCTAAAAGATAACGAAATAACAAAAATGCCATAAGTGTTTTACCACCCGATGTCGAAATTTCTTCAGTACAAAAACGATATTTTAGAATTCTTGAGACTCCTTCAATTTGATAATCTCTTGGCTGTTTTTCTGATTCTTCAAAATACGTATTTACCCATTCTATAAATTCAGATTCATCATAATCTTTATCAAATAGGTGTTCTACACCATCAATCTCAAGTTGAAAGAAAAAATGTTTAGCTAATTTTTGAACTTCACTCCAAAGTCCAATTGGAATACGACCATAACGATCTATAAATTTCGTGTCAAATGACTTTGGACGTGTGCTTGACCTATCACGTATTGCAGCCCAATTAACTACCTTTTTTGTAAAAGAATGCTCAAGCTGTTCATATTCAGTTTGTGTAGACTCAACTACAACTAAAAATTTACGTGAATCATCAATTTTTAATTTCATTAATGTTTAAATCATTTTATTCATTATAAACCGGCTCATATGTTTTTTCAAATATGTCAGGCTTACAGGGATATATTTCTCCGTTAATTCCTCGAATTATGTAATCTGTAAGTTCTGCTCTCATTACGCCTTCAAGTGTTTTAATGAACAGGGCATCTTCAGCAATGATAATTTTATCATTCGTTAATTCAAGTATCCACTCAGGTTTTTTAGAGTCATCTGTTTCTAATACAATAGAAGCCAATACTGCTTCAATCGCTATAGGTTTCTTTCTAAATTTTGCCATAATTTTTAAATTTTAAATATAAATTTCTTTTATTTTTAATTTTAACGTTTTTATAATTAATTAATTATAAAGTATGGTTTATCTAATTTTTTAGTTTTGTTCACAGTATCCATTGTCCCATTAGACTGATGCCCCTCAGGAATAAAAGCAAATAATATAGTGCATTCCTCGGCAATAAAACTGTTTCTTTCAAAATAATTTTTAACGTTATAAGGCTTTCCGTAAAACTCTTTAGGCTTTCCTGAATATTCGTTCATTTGTTCATGCGCAGGATTATATTCGATATACTTTAGTCCTTTGTTTAATGCAACAAGTTTTCCAAGTGTATCAGCCCCAATTGCTCCACCACTTATAACGCATAAGTTTTCTGCCCCGTATTTTTTAATACACTTATTAACAACCTCTTCAACCTTTGAATAATTGTGATATTTTCTTGAACCTACTATTCCTATTTTTATCATCTTATTTTCCTCTCATTATTTGTTCAATTTCAACACGTCTTGGAACAGCATATACTATGTTATCTAACGTTCCAATTGTTTTTTCGATAAAACGGGCATGGTTCTGCATTATTTCACGTTTTTCGACCATATCTGCTAAATCTACAAGAATTCTATTGTGTTTTGCGCCTTCACTGGAATAACGAACCTGAGATTTAAACATATAGAAATCATTTCGTTCAGCATATGCAGCATTATATCTTTTATTCATTCCAATAAGCAATGACATAAGATAATGATAGTACTCGACTGCACGTTGTCTTTCAGTGTACAAAGTTGTCATTAAACTCGGAAGTTCAACAAGCTTATTCATCTTTGAAGACAATTCTGCAACCTTAGCGTCCCATTCCTTACGCTCTCTAGCAAATCTTTCCTCAAGAGTTTCTTCATTTTTTAAATTTGGGTGTAATATATCATTTTCCATTTTTTAAAACAACCGTGTAGACATATCGGTAACTTTTCTTCTATTTTTAGGTTTTATTATTTTTATATTGTTTTTCTGTTTATCGGGTTTTAATTTTATATTAACATTAAGCAGTGGAATTTCCTCTTGCTCATCGAACATAAAATTAAGTTTTATACTAGGGTCTTTTTTCATTTTCTTTTATATTTTAGGGTATATAATATGTATTGATCGAGTCCATGATATAATTGAACATTTTATCTGAGAATTTAACACCATATTTTTTTGCTATTCGTAGCCCTTCAATCCATGCCTGAGATTCAATTAGCATATTATTTTCATTAACCAATTTTTCAAAACTTTCTTTTATAAGCGTATGTCCTATTTCATGAAAAAATGATGCAATCTTTAAATCTTTATCATCAAATATTCCCAAGATTATATCTTCATTATCAATAACATATGCGTTGTTTTTTAAATTTTTCTTATCTATATCATATTTTTCAGCAACTCTGCCTATATTATTTTTATTTACATGAACAACATTAAGACCATAATCTTTAGCTATTTTTCTTGTATCCATTTTGACTTTCTCTTTTTATTTATATATCGATAATGTCAAAAGAATCATTTGAAAAATATTCATTAAAATTAGGTATTATTATATTGTTATCTCGCATCCAAATTAACGCATCATTCAAATCCCATTTTTTTCTATAAGGAAGTCCATATTCTTGTTTAAACTTTGTCCAAAGAAACACTTCTTCGCCTTCATTTATTTTTTCAATGCTTGCTTCTTTACCATCAGGATCATCATCAAACCAATATCTCATAGGAATTTCTATAGGAAAATGCTTATGTACACCTGTACTAGCAATTGAGTTCTTAAATAAGAAAGCATCTAAGGGTCCCTCGAATAACGTGATAGGTCTTGAATAATTTAATAGAGTTATATTAAATATCTGAGAAAGTGCATCTAGATGTTCAGGAAGTGTTCTGGTGTCTTTTTTAAACAATTCATATAGTTTACTTAATGTATAAGTAAAATACCTGCTGTTTCCGTTAAATGTTCTTTTTTGAACACCTATTATTTTTCCTTCTGGAGTTAAATTTAAAATGACTAAATAATTTTCTCTTGGATTATACATGAATTTCTTTTCATCATACTGAAGTCTATTAACTAACCATGGCCAAACAGAAGATCCTTTTACTTCAACAAGCCCAAATGATTTTAGAAATTCCTGTCTATCAATAGCATACTTATTAATAACACCCATGTCTAAAAACGCAGACATGTCATATTTAAAGTTTGATGAATATGAAAAATCTTGTATATTACTTATAATATAATTTATAACACTTAAGTCAAGATTTATCTGATAATCTTTGAAAAAATTATCAATTCTTTTAAATTCTCCACAATTATGACATTTAAAAAAATTAGCATGTTTTCCCGATAAGATAAAATTGCCTCTTTTCTTATAATCACTTTTCATGCTATCTCCACAATAAGGACACGCAAACGAAATACGGCCCCTATACGAACGTATCTTGGTTTTTCCGTAATTACCCGGAAATCTTTTGTCAAGAATAGTTTGTAATAAGGTTATAAGACGCTCTTTATATTCTTCGGGAGATACTGTGGCGTCAATGTTAATATTAGAAAGGGAAGAATCGAAATTCAACCCTTTCTTTAAATCAACATTTTCTACCATAATTACAGATTAAGAAGTTCGTCGTCTAAATTAATAGATAAACCTGTAATATTTTCAGGAGATCCTATATCAGGAAGATTAAGATCTGATAATCCACCCATACCTACGTCAAGATTCAAATCATCAAGAGATAAGTCTTGCGAAGTGATATTTGAACTACTTTGTGAGGGAGATGAAGGTTTATTGACATTATCTCTCACGTTAGCAAAACCTGTAGATGGAACAACACCTGATACTCCTAAGATAACAGCATTTACGTAATCATGAGTTTCTTGATCCCATTCTTTAAATGCATACTGAGAAAGATCGGGAGAATTTTCCTTAAGAAAATTGAACACTTCTTCTCTTGGAGTATTGTTATTAATAGGAATAGGTTGTCCGTCTTCTTTTCTCGGAATTAAAAGAGGAATTTTCTTATCAAGGAAACGAGATTGATCATAATTGTTATAACCCGCTACCTTATTGATAATAAGTGCAAATGCTTTTCCGTCAAGAAGATCAAATGGCTCATGAGGATCACCCAGCACAGGTTTCTTTTCTGCTTCAATCTTTTCTTGGATCTTTTTTCCAAATTTCCATACAAGAAGTTTTCCTTCTGCTTCTTTATTCTGATCATCTTTTATAACCTGAATAATAGCAGCATACTGGTGTCTTCTACTAAAGATTTCTGCTTTCTTTTGGTCCTGAACAGATTCACTGTTCTTAAATTTCCAATACATATCCTGAAGAGGAGATGGTTGTCCTACAGAAGAGGGACAATCAATGCTTCGTCCACGACTAGTAACAGGATCAACCAACCAACATACCCACTTATCAAATATTGAGTTGTTTGGATCTGGCCACCAAGTAACGAATCTGATGATTGATTTGTAAACGCCGTTTTGTCCTTTATCGGCAGATGGAGAGTATTCCCCAGAAGATTTTGAGCCTTTATCGGCTTCAATGTTTACGTTAGGATGAAATAATGCATCCAAGTCATAATTAGAACTCATAGTAATTTAGTAATTTTAGTTAATAAGTTAAAAAATAATTTAAGTGATTAAAGCGCTTTAGTCATTTACTATAAAATAAAATATATATTCATAGAAGTTCACATAGTTTTAATGCAAAAATTAAAATGTTGTTAAATTTTTTAAATTATTTATTCAGTATTTTTGAATGATCTTTTACGTTTGTTTTAACTGTCTCTTTTTCTTCTTCGGATATATTCACATAATATAATTCTCTACGAGTTTTTCTATCAGGATCACTCATAATTTTATAACGTCTTTCTTGACGTGAAACTACTATAGCATAAATAAGAAGATCTACGACATTCGAAATAAACGCAATAGCAAAAATTACCATTAATCCCATCGCAATAATAACACCTAAACTCATAATATTAATTTTTTATTTTGTCCAACCTTTTAATATATTTGGAGAAAAGTTTGCATAACTAAATTCGTATCTATCTACAAGTTTAACGATGTTTCCGTGCATGTCGGATACAGCAAAACCTTCATCTCCAGTTGTAATATACTTTCTACTCCTAGTTTGCAAAAAAGTTTCAAATTTTCCGATATTATTTAATTTTTTAATAAACATATGTTTAATATTTGTAATCTCAAGTATTAACTCGATAAGGTGCTTTAGAATATCGTTATTTTCAATGTCACTGATAAGTTTATTTAATTTTTCAACTAATGCAGTTTTTGATTTTTCTGTTTTCTTTCCTTCTATATCTTTTTGATATCTGTTTACTACAAATGATTTAAGTTCATCAAGATATTCTTCACTTGAGTTAATTCGAATATTTCTTTTTATCAACGAATTCTGAAATATGGTAAACAACGAAATAAAATTATTATCTTTAATTATTCGTTCGTATTCTGGTGAAGATTCAACAATTTTACGATTTTCTTCTAATTTCGAAATAAATTCTGTAAATTTATTGCTTTCTTCTTCTGTAAACGTCACTATTCCTGCTAAAGAAGGGATATATGCGTCGGTCATAAATACTTCAGGTATAGAATTTAACTCGTTTGCCTTTGCGTTATACTTGGCTTCTATTTTTTCAAGAGATTCACCAGTATATCTAGTATGCCAAACTACTCCTACCTTTGCTTTTTTAATCTTTTTTCCTAAATCTGAATCTTTATCTACTTTATAAACTATTGTGTTAGGATGAAAAACATAATGATTATCTTCAGTTTTAAGTGTAGTTTCATCGAACAGAAAATCGCCTTGCCATATTTGTCCCTTTGGAATTCCTAGTTTTGGAACAAATTTCAACATATATTTAAGTTTAAATGCAAGATCAGGACGATCTTTATAAAACTTATCTACATCACTGCTACTAAACATAATTTTTCGATCTTTAGCAAATAAGCCTTTAATGGCTATGCCAGGTTTATCGAGACCCGGAAAATCTGACCATACAAAAACAGCAGGAGCACCATCAAATTTTACAGAAAGTTTGACATCCTCTTTTTCTGTGTGTCCTTGAAGTATTTCATATAAACTTTTAAACATATTTATGACCCAATCAATGCCTTCCTTTCCTCCGAGCATAACAAGATCTTCTGCGTGCGTCATATGTTTGTTAACAGTAGGAGTTACTGCTTCATTTATCCACTGCTTATATGATATAAATTTATTCATTTATTTTTTCTATTTCGTTTTCTTTGTTGTGTTTCCCATATTTCATCTAAAATTTCCTGAGCGTCACTCATTAATTTTTTTTTGCCATTTAATAGTTTTTATATTTTTCCAATTGTTTACATAATTCATAACATATTGCATGCCATCAATGATATTTCCTTTAAAGTATTCTGATGTGCCATTTTTAACAAGATTCTCAAGTTTTTCCATGTCTTCAAAGAAGCCATTTGCATGAAGATTTTTAATAATAAAAGCCTTAGGACGCACGTATGGTTTTAAATTATTATCATCTATCTTTCTATAATTATTAAATATTCCATAACCTGTATGGCCGTATTCGTTTATTATTTCGTCCGTTTCTTCTTCCGCTCCTTCAATAACAACGCGCTTTAACATTTTCCATATCTTTTTAATAATTCGTTCGTTATAGCCAGGATAATTGGTGACAAAATTTTCATAATCATCATTTAATATATCTTTTCTCATTATTGAAGCAGATATTGGTTTTCCGTCGTTATCATCGGTTCTTCCTTGATATATTAGAGGTTCAGCATCAATAGGAAGTTCTATTACTTTAACGCCATCATTTAAAAAACTTGCGTATTTTCCATTAGGTGAAAAATCTTCAGCGAATTTAGTTACTCTCTCATAATCTCCGCCTTTTTTAGAACCTGCCAATGCATATATTCCAGGTTCAGCTTCATCTGTAATGTATTTATATGCTGTAAGAATTGGTGTAGGATATTTAACAGCTTCAATAGAAACATTATCAAAA